GTGCTTGGCCAGCTTCATGCCCACGGGAGTGTCTGCATCGTAGGCTGCCTTGGCTTCTGCATCTCGGCGTGCTTTTTCTACTTGTCGGACCGCTTCAGCTTCTTGATACAGGCTTTCAAGTCGGTGATATTGTTTGCGAATCTCGCGGGCATACTTCACAGCGGCCAACATGGCTTCTGCGACATTTTCTGCGGCTATCAGCTGATCTGCTACTGCGGTTTCATCACGATAGACGTAGGTGGTTTTTTCTACTTTGATTGACCATGGGTATTTTCCTTCTATACGAGGATTACGCTCGATATCTATCTTGACTATATTAGTGTCTTTCCAACCAACGACACTGTATTCAATTTTTCCACTGCCTATCCTGGCGATTTTGTCTAGATCATGTGATTGTAGTGTGTAGTTCATGGTGTTCTTTTTCTAATTGTTAATGTAATTATACTATCATTTAGCCAAAAAGTCAACCATTTAATAGCACACCAAATGTAAGCATCTGCTCATACATGTTAATTTCTCCATTGATTTTTGTCAATAGCTCTTGGTGTTTGCGGGTCTGACGACCCTGTCTACGGCAGTTAATTTCTTCTTCGCTTAAATGCTTGACCAATCTACCAATATTGGTACTTATCTGCAACATGTCATTACTGTATCTTTTGAGTTTTTTAGCTGGGCGTTCTAAGTCAATTTGTATTTGTGCCCACTCTAAGCTGTGATTAATCTCAGTCATAATACAGTATAACATCATTTGGGCTAGCTGTCAACGGCGATAAATACTAGATAATTAGGATTAGATAATGCCAAGATTGTCGCTTTATAGACCAAATAAGGGCAACGACTACAAGTTCTTTGACCAACGCATGAGCGAGATGTTCACCGTCGGCGGAGTTGATGTACACGTCCACAAGTATCTCGGCCCAATAGATCAACCATTTACCAGCAATACCGAACCCGGTACTACAGGCATTACCAGCATCCAAGATCTATTGTTCTTAGAAAATCGTGATCGCAAGTATGATACCAGCATCTATACCATGCGAACTGTTTATCGTTTGAATGACAACGATTTTGATCTAACACAGTTTGGCTTGTTCCTGACTGGTGATACCATGTTTGCTGTGTTCCATTTAAATGACATGGTTGATACGATTGGTCGTAAGTTGATGGTAGGCGATGTCATGGAACTACCAAACTTAAAAGACTATTATCCATTGGATGACTCCGTACCGGCCGCACTAAAACGTTATTATGTGGTCAATGATGCTACCCGTGCCGCAGAAGGATTCGCTCCAACTTGGTATCCACATCTATGGCGTGTTAAACTACAACCATTGGTAGACAGCCAAGAATACAAAGATATCATTAATAACATCACAGCTGGTGATAATACTACCAGCACATTAAGTGATGTCTTAAGTACCTATAACAAATATCTCGACATCAATGATGCTATCGTTGCACGTGCCGAAAGTGATGTTCCTAAGAGTGGATACGATATTACCAATTTATACACTGCTCCAGTCACTCAAGATGGGCAACCTGGGGATCCATTAGGTGCTGATGCTAGTTCAAATGCCAATGTTTCTAGCAACACTTATTCAAGTTCTAGCACAGTGAGTCCAAGTGATAAAGTCAAAGGTTATTTGACCAGTGATGCGTTCCCTCCAAACGGTGCTACGGTGGCCGCTGGTATAGCGTTCCCAACAAGTCCGGTGACCGGGGATTACTTCCTACGTTTAGATTATGTGCCTAATAGATTATTCCGTTATGATAGTCGTCGTTGGGTTAAAATCGAAGATGGTCTACGTACTAATCTTACTCCAGGTGCAACTAATACCACCCAACGTAGCGGCTTTATTAATAATACAGATGCTAACTATGCTAATGCACTAGTTTGGGACGCGATACGTATTTCATCTGGGGCATATACTCCTGCAGCCAACGCACAAACTAAAACATTTACACTTGCTTCTAAACAGGTAGTTACCAAGACAACATACAAGAGCACCTATGGTGTAAAAACAAAACTAAACAGCAAGATCATTACCAATACTATCGCTAATACAGCAGGAAATATATCATTTACAGTGTCTACAGCATTAAATACCAATGACGTATTAGAATACACAATTTATGCAAATGTCTCTTATCAACGTCAAAGTTTAAGTGATGCATTAAGACCTTCGGCGGATAATTAATTATGGCGGCTCTCCAGCAGTATTTTTATGATGCTCAGATCGAGCGATTCCTAGCACAGTTTATTCGCATGCTTTCTGGATTCCAAGTTGAGTTTGGTCAGGATCGTGCGGGTAATACCACCCTACAGCGTGTGCCTATTTACTATGGTGATGGTAGTCGCCAAGTAGCTGCTATCATCAATAACATGAGCGAAAATGCCATGCCTACTGTGCCTGCTATGACTGTGTATATCAATAATGTTACCTATGATCGAGACCGTGTACAGCAACCTGACTTCGTTGGTAAGATGAATATCCGCCAACGTTACTACAATGAAGACACACAAGAATACGAAGCACGCCAAGGCAATGCTTTTAGTATAGAAAGGCTGATGCCTGTGCCTTACACATTGGAACTTAAATTAGATATCTGGACCAGCAACACCAAACAGAAATTACAATTGTTAGAACAGTTGATCGTATTATTTAATCCAGCATTAGAAATACAATCAACAGACAACTATGTTGACTGGACCAGTTTGACTGCGGTGTATCTAGAAACACCAAACTGGACCAGTCGTGTTGTACCAATCAGCACTGAAAATCCAATCGATGTAGCCACCTTAACGTTCAAACTGCCTGTGTGGATCAGTCCTCCGGCCAAGGTCAAGAAACTAGGTGTTATACAAAAGATCATCGCCAGCATACATGATGGTGAAGGCAATCTCAGCGAAGCTGTTTATAATGATACTAATTTAATGGGCATGCGTCAATACTTTACTCCTTTAGATTATGGTGTGCTGTTGATTGGTAACACTCTTACATTATTAAAATATTCTGAATTTGCAGATCCTAGAGATCCACCAACTGAGCTAGAACCAAAACACCCGGTCACTGAAACACCAGTTAAAGTTGGAACCAGAGATGTTTGGCGTAGTCTTATCAATGTCTATGGTGTGCTAGAAAATGGTACTAGCCAGGTAAGATTATCTACTGAAGATGGCATCACTGAAGTGGTCGGCACTGTGAGTTATCACCCTACTGATGATAGCCTATTGATATTCAATGCTGACATTGATACATATCCAACTAATACTTTAGATCCAATTGATGCTATCATTGATCCACGTAAGGTCACCGTAGATGCAAGTATCACCAGTCCAAGCACAAATACCAGATATCTATTATTAAATGATGTTGGTAGTTTCGATAATGCCCCCGGTACTGGTCCTAGTGCATGGCGAGGTACAGATGGTCAAGATTTGGTAGCTGATGCCAATGATATCGTACAATACGATGGTGTGCATTGGTCAGTGGTATTTGACAGCTCTGGTGCAACCAATGTACAATATGTAAGTAATCTAAATACTGGAACTCAATATAAATGGAATCTCAATCAGTGGGTGAAAAGCTATCAAGGCGAATACAAAAACGGACTATGGACCCTGGTATTATAGAAGGTGTAGGTACATTCATCTATTGTACTTCGACTAAACGCTATTTGTTTTTACTAAGGAACAGCAGTAAATACAGCGGAACTTGGGGTGTGGTTGGTGGCAAGATCGAAGTCAATGAGCATATCTTAGAAAGTCTATTACGAGAAATCCAAGAAGAAATTGGCGGTACTATCAATGATCCCAAGATCATCCCTATAGAAAAATTTACCAGTGATAATGGTAATTTCGTCTATCATACTTTTATAGCACCTGTAGACAGCGAATTTATCCCAAAACTAAATGAAGAACATCGTGGTTATTGTTGGGTACGTTTAGAAGATCATCCTAAACCATTACATCCCGGAGTTTGGCGTACGATTAATTTTGAGGCTGTGGCTAGTAAGATTAAAACGCTGGAAAGTATTTTATAAGTCTGCTTCTACGACCATGTCTCTATGGCTGATCTGTCTGAAATTAGCACAGGCCTTCCAAGAATCATGTGTTTTATATCTACCGTTTGGCGTGACTAATACAAAATCTACATCATCATAGACTTGGAACAATTGTCTATAACTTTCTTCCCAATTATTACCTAGCATGTCAGAATTTTTACCTGCATATCCATGTGTACCTGTATAGACATTGCTGTTATAATTGGCGTCAAATTGACCTTCACAACCTAATAGATAGATTTTTTTATGTCCATCAAAGCAGGCTATATACGCAGCAGTTGCCCCAGCATCAGTATATGGATCACGCGGGATTAGGTAAAATTTCCTAGGGAATTCTAAGCTGATATCAACGCGAGTGTAAACAATATTATCTGTAGGATAACTAGTTTTTGATATTTCATCAGCAACGATTCTACTGGTAACTACTAAGAAATCTGGAGTGTATTCTCTGTAAAAAGCATTACAAGCATAACTCTGTAGAGTGTCTGCACCTAATAATCCGCTTTTCTTATTAAGAAGGTGATTAACATTAAACCCTAGTCGACTTTCACCGTTGC